CCCCTCCGTTTCTTCTTTTTCGTTCAGAATCCTGTTGATCTTCGTCCCATAGTCGATCTTTTCCCACAGTCCGATCTTGTTCCAGCCTCCCCTGATGCTTTTCCCCGAGAAGTTGCTGGTCGCTACATGCTCCCTTGATTGGCTGGAATGGATCGCTCCGTCTCCGAAATTGTAGTTAACTGCCCTCGTGTTCCCCGTCGCGATGGCGATATTCACCATTTCCTGTCCGGTCTTCCCCGTATAGATCCCGATGTGGCTGGCGTTCCCCTTGCCGTCGTGGTATCCCCTGGCCTCTTCCCCGCCGTCAAAAGCATGGATGAACAGGAAGGCACCTACCGGAATCCTCCCGAATTTCTTCTTGCACTCCTCCGGCGTCCCTGTCCATGTCATGGTTCTGTACAGTTTGTTGGATCCCGGCGGCGCGGAAAGCCCCTCGTCGGCCATGCACTGTCGGACGAATTTCTGGCAGTCCATGGTCGTGTACTTCTCCCCGAGATATTTGCATCCGGCTCTGGCCAGATCTGACGACCTGATCATTCCACGATCTCCCAGTCTTCCGCGAGCATGTCCGCCTGACTCTTTCCGTTCCAGCCCATTCTCCGGATTCGTCTCCCTGTCTTCGCTGCTTCGATCGCTCTTCCGAAATTCATTTTTCTTCTCCTTTCTGATGCACTGTCGTGTCGATGTCCGCGACGTTGTTGTAGCATTTGGTGTAGCAGTCAATGTACATCTCGTCGTCTTCTCTGTTGTATGTTACCTCAAAGATCATTTGATCCTGCCCCAGTGTGATCAGGATCGCCTTCTTGTTCCCCAGCACATGAGCAAACCAAACGATCTGGATCTGCGTGACATCGAACACGATGTCACATTTTTGTGACATCCACCTGATCACCGCGTTCTTTGCCGCAACCTCAAATTCATAGCTCGTCACTTCCCGTCACCTCCGCTATGGATATCTTTCCCAAAGAATTCCTCGTAAATCTCCCTAGCCTGCTCGGCGTTGATGGTCTCCCGCAGGAGATCCATCAATCGCTCGATGCAGTCCATCAGTGTGTCGATTGTCCGTTCCGGATTATTCCTCATACGGTTCTCCGGCAATGATTTCATATTCTTCTTCGGTGATCCACTGTTTAATCACCGCGTTCCTGACCATGGTTTTGTTCCACCGTCCGCTGTCGTAATATCCCTTCACCTTATTGTACTTCGGACTCATTCTTGTTCCCCTCCTCTTCCGTCGGAATCTCGATATCCGCCATCATGGCGATATAATCAATATTCGCCTGGTTGTCTTCCGCCTGCATCCGCGCCAGGTTCGCGTCATGCTCCATCTTTTCCAGCCTCATCAGAATGCTCTCATCCATTGTCAATTTCTCCTTTCATCCGCCGATACGCGGCGTACATTCTTTTTCTCTGTTTCCACGCGTCCCCGCGTTTCGCGTTCGCTTCCCAGCTCTGAAAGCTCCCGTTCAGCGTTCCTGGTTTTACGCTGCCGTTCTTTTCCCGTTCGGCAATCTTCCGCATCCGCCGCCGTTGCAGCTTCAGCCGCTTCCGGTTCATCCGCATGACAACCTTGCCCGTCTCCGTCAGCAGATACCGCCATTGCAGAAACTTCACACCCTGCCGCAGCGGATAGATCGTCGTCTTCCGGTTCAGTTCCAGCCCGATTCCCGCCAGGTGCTTCTCAATCGCCTCCCGGCACGTCTTCAGGTATTCCTTGTCCGGATGGATCAGAATGAAATCGTCCATATACCGGATATAATGCCGTATCCACAGCCGTTCCTTAATCATGTGATCCATATCGTCCAGCACCGCCAGCTCCACAAGCTGACTGATCTCGCTGCCCAGGCCGATGCCGACCTCCCCGTCGAACGAATCAATCACCGCGAACGTCATTTCCCGCGCCCGCGTATCCTCCACGCGCTTCCGCGTCGCGTCCTTGGCAACGCTGTGCTCTGTGCTTTGGAAGAATTGCTTCACGTCCCCGCTCAGCACCCATCCGTCCGCGCCGTACTTCCGGTAGTATCGCAGCAGGTGGGTTTTCAGCCGCCGCAGGGCGAAATCCACGCCCTTTCCCCGCTGACAGGCGCAGTTGTCGTAAATGAAATGCTCCGTGATATCTTCGTACAGTCCGCCGTCGCATAGTGCCATCTGTACCTGCCTGTCCGCGATTCTCGTCGCCACGATCTCCCGCCGCTTCGGTTCCAGCACCACGAATCGCTGGTATTCGCTGATCCGGTACGTCCCTTCCCGAATCTCCTTCATGAGCTTGTGCGTATTCTGTGGCGCGTGCAGCTCGTACCCGACCACGCTGTCCTTCCACCGCACATCCCGGCAGCATTTCCGCAGCGCCCTTCGCAGGTTCCCGTAGCTCATCGCCCGGTCAAAATAGTTCTTCATGAAATCTCCGGAGCTTACAGGAGGAACAGCCCGCTTCCGGGCTGCCTCCGTCTCCGGCCCTGTGTTCGCTCCTTTCGGATGCAGGAAGAAAGCTCCTTGCGAGAGTGCTCTGCTTTCCCTCTTCGGTACTCGAAACGCGCTTTTCTCTCAATCAGGGCGGCCCCGTTCGCGTTAATGGCATTGTTGTTGTTCAGCGCCCCGCCGTTCCCGGTGTTGCAAATCCTCACGTTGTTGGCGTTCCCGGCGTTCGGAGTCCGCAACCAGCGCCACGGGGTCAGATTCAGCCTTCTCCCTTCGCTTCTGACAGGAAATTCCTGTAGTAGCTCTTTTGATTCTTGAGCCATGCTTTCGCCGCGTTCTCCGCGTCCGCCGCAAGGCCCGTCCAGTATTCCGCCCGGTCGTCGCTGATCTTTCCCTTGATGTTCAGCACATCGATGAGCGCAATCAGCCGGTCCAGGCACCCGATGGCCAGCTTTTCTTCCAGCAGCCTTACCTCCGCGTCCTCCCGGTTCTCCACCCGGATGCCGTTCGCCCGCAAGATGTGCGCGTGCGCCTCGCTCGTCGCGTCCCAGATGCTTTTGCACATGAGCCACCGATCCGCCTTTGGCAGCGTCTTGTCATGCACTCTGTCGTAGGTGTAATCAACCAGGATTCGGATACAGTTGATAACCGGAATCTTTCCCGGATTCCGGTCGCCTGCTCTGACTGACATCTCGCTTTTTCGCTTCCCTGCATTTATTTGGTTCCCTTGGTTGAATCCACCCTAACGGGTGGATTGTTCGATTTCGCTTACGCTAAAATGGCAAGCAGGGCGGCCCCGTACGCGTAAAAGGCACCGTAGTCGTACAGCGCCCCGCCGCTCCCGGTGTTGCAAATCCTCACGTTGTTGGCGTACCCGGCGTTCGGAGTCCGCAACCAGTAGGTTGTGGGGCCTGTCGCGCCTTTTGCGTACATCAGCTTGTCCCGGTCTGCGGTTCCCACGTTCTTGTAATAATCAAACTGAACCTCGTCCGCCTCATAGCTGCTTTCGTTGCTGCCATAGATTTCCTTCCGGCTCGGCAGGAAGAAATATCCGTTATGCTCGTATTTCTGGTTGATGTGTACCGCGCTGTCCGGGCTTTCAAATACGCCGTTGGAAATGTTCGGAATCGCGCACAGCCCCAGCGCTCCCCGGAAGTCCTCAGGGAATCCTGCCAGGAATCCCGCCATGCCCGCGTATCCGCCGTCCAGCATGTCGAACTTCGTTTGCGGCTGCCACTGATCCGGGAAACTCGCCGCGTCGCTGTTCAGCCACTGGAAGAAATTGCTTTCCTTTTCGTTGTTGCTCCCGTAGGATACCCGCTGCGGATGGTTGCAGTCCGTTCCCCACGTTCCCAAATCCTTTGTTGCGCTTCCCGCGCCGCTGGAAATGGAGTATTCCGCTGCCGGGGTGGTCTGTTTCGCGTCGGTGAATACCTGCACCTTGCAGCTCCCCAGCGCCGTATCCTGATATGCGCTGATGCACAGCTTCGATCCCGCCGCGATCTGCGCCGTCGCCGTGAAATTCCACGTCCCGGCGGCCCATCCGCCGTATTCAATCGTCGTGAATTTGCAGACCGTGTTGGCCGGAATCGCCTCCGTCACGGAATAAAACGCTTCCTTCCGGTCGTAGACGAACGTTTTTGCCGTTGTCGGGCTGCCCGACAGACTCAGCAGGTATAGGCTCTGAATCGTCACCGTCGGCCTCGTCGGCTCCCCGGAAACCGGGTGCTGGTTCCTCGCCCGCGTGATAAAATAGAGATCCCCGAAAACGCTGTGAGTCACCTTGAAGATGGCCCCCAGCGGCACCTTGTCCACGTTCCCGCTCCGGATCATCGCGGAGATGTTCTTCCAGTCGGAGAAATCATAGCTCCCGCCCGCAAGGGCTCGAATTGCGCTGATCACGCTGATCATGTCGTCATGTGTTGGTGGATAAAACCTTTCGCTTGGGTTGCTCATGCCTTATTTTTCCTCCTTAATCTTCCGGCGCAATGTAAACATGGCCGTTGTAGTACGTGAGACCGAAATCTTCCAGGATGTTGTCGATCTTGGTATGAATCCCCGGAATAAGATCCGGATCCCACTTGGTGTCATGGTTTGTGTCCGTTTTCTTGACGAGTACGGCCCCCTCGGCTCCGCCGGCCGGTACGCCCGGCCCTACCGGCCCTT